GAAGACGTTGCGCTCGCCCGCGGCCCATGTGTACTGCCGCCGCGCGACCCATTGCTCGAGCAGCGACCAGGCGTCGCGGGCTTCGAGGACGAGCGTCGCCTCGCCCTTGGACGAGCGCCGCTCGATGCTCTCGACCCAGTAGCCGGGCCATCAGAGACCTGCGTGCTGCTGGCCGTCAGGTAGCCCGGGCTCACGCGCATCTCCGCTCCGGCTTTGATCTGCGGCGGCAGGGTGGCGTAGCGCCCGCCATCGTTTCGCAATACGATGCGGCAGCGGCCCCCGAATGGCCGGTCGTCCATCGCCGCCTCGACTACGTCGGCCGTTACGTCCAGCAGAGGCGCCGTAAGGCTGGCCGTCCAGACTCCCGAAGGAGTCGTTAGCCAAGCGGCCGTGGCGCTGAACGCGATTGCCTCGCCGAAGTCGCTCGTCAGGTCGAACGGCACGGGCTCGCGCCAGAGGTTAGAGGCGAAATCGGCCGTCGCCGGCGAGTAGCTGTGGTAGGGCCGGTTGTAAGCCGCGCTGCCGGTGTACTTCTCCACGAACGTCAGGCGATAGGTGTCCGGCGGAGAGAGGAAGGGAGCGCGAAAGCTGACGTTTGAGCCGGCGCTGGCGCGGGTCACCTCGCGTAGCGGCGACCACGTATTCGAGGCCTGCGAGAAACCATCGCCGAAGATGGACGTCCAGGCGAAGGCGTCGCCGGCCGCGTTCGTGCCGCAGACAGCGGCGTTCCAGTCGCCCTGGTAGTAGCAGGCGAGGCCCGATATGGAGGCAGCGCTATTCGTCCACGCGGCGGGCGCGCCCCACGAACCGCTCGAGCGCTTCACCGAGAAGACCGTCGCGTCTACGGAGTAGATCAGGAGCGCATCGCCGTTCGCCTTGACATCGGCGGCGACCCAGCCGACCGCGCCGGACGCCGTCGCGACGGTCACGGCCGCGCCGAGTGTCGAGCCGTTGTCCGTGCTCTCGCGTACCTTGAGGATGGCCCCGCCGGGGTCGACGAAGAATAGAAGGACGCGCGAGCCATCGGCGCAGAGGGCGACGCCCGAGTTCGCCGCCGCCTCGAGGTCTGTCCAGGAAGCAAAGTTGCTGCCCGAGCCCGGGTTCGCCACGCGCTGGTAGTACAGGCGGCCGCCGCTCGAACGCGCTCGCAACAGCGAGCCGTCGCCCGGCATCGCCGCCGCGTGGTAGCCGTCCGGCTCGCTGCCGGCGTACAGGCGTGAGAACGCCAGCCGCCGGATGCCGCCGATGCGGTCTGAGATTGTGACCTTCAGGTACGGGACGGCCGAGCTACCTCGTTGAGCCGCGAGGAGCCCGGCGGATAGTGTGCGCATCGTGACTCCCAGCGTAGGGCAATCAGCATGCGATTTCTAAGAGGCAAATGGCACTCACCGCGATCTGACGCGCGCCCTCTCCTGCACGGTGTCACGCGCATGGCAGGAGGGCGCGCTCCGTGGTCGTCATTCAGGTCGAGCCGCGAAATCGGCGGGGCTCGCCAGATGCGGCCTAGTGGGCGTGCAGGGTGATCTGCCCTCCCTCCAGCGTCGTCCCGAAGACTGCGAACGTGCAGCCCGGCACCGTGCTGGTGATCGTGAAGCGGGCGCTATCATTGGGATTGCCCTGGCCGGCGTCGTCGAACCCAATCGTCAATGCGGTCGCCGGCCCGCCGTTGCAGGTGCCGGTGCCGGTGCCCCGGTATCGCCCGCCCGAGTTCGCGTCATTCGGGTTGTTCAGCGTGCAGGTGGCTGAGGTCAGCGTCTGGAGCTTGAACTCCGCCTGGTCGCCGTAGTGGACGATCAGCTGGTTCGGCTGGTCAAACGGAGCGTCGCACTGAAGCACGGCTCCGAAGTTCACCTTATTGTTGGGGTCATTTATGACGCTGGGTGGCTCGGTGAACCAGCCGCCTGTCGTCACGTAATCGGGGACCGCCACCGCGTTAGCCGGCGCCGGCGCTCTCAGAGAGATGAGCGCAAGCGCGCACGCAAGCAGCAATAAAGGAAAATACCTGAACACGTCGCACCTCCGGTAAGGTTGCTATTAGGGCAGCTGGGCTGGCCGGAATTATAGTCCGCCTAAGCCGGTTTCTCTAGGTGGGCGGGATTTCAGAACCGTAACAACTGGGCGGCCCGCGTTTCGGCCTCCGCTTGCCCGGGTCCTGTAGAACGACGCGAGGAGCTGTCCCCACTCATCCTTAGAGGGGGCGGATTCCAACCCCTGCTCTCGCCGCGCGCTGGTCTCTGTCCTGCGCCAGATTCCTTCGCGAAGAGGCGTGGTTCCGCGCTCAACTGTGGGTCGCCGCTCAGAATCACAAGCGCCGCTGGGCCGGGGGTCTGAGGGTGTCCCCCAGTCCCCCCTCTTCGGGCGAGCGCAGCGAGCCCACCGACAATTCACGAATTGCGAGAGGTTGTTTATCCGTACCCGGCGCTCTTCCTAAAACCGCCGACTATTATCCGACGTATAACGCGTTAAGCATTTCGCTTTACGAGAGGAGGTCCTTCATGCGTAACGCTTACCTGACCACGCTCGGAGTGGTCGCCGCGGCGCTCACCGTCGCCGCCTTCGGGATGCTTGTCCTACCCGGACTCGCGAGCTCGGTGACCGCGGACAACGACCACGGCGGGCCGCAGTTCGAGGCCCGCCTGCACGGCAGCGAGGAGGTGCCGCCGGTCAGCACCAACACCAGCGGCAAGGCCGAGTTCGAGTTCAACCGCGGAAAGACGGAATTGCACTTCGATCTCTCCGTCGAGAACGGCCAGCGCGTCCAGCAAGCCCACATCCACTGCGCGCCTGAGGGCCAGAACGGGCCGATCATCATCTTCCTGGGCGGGTTCCACGACAAGGGCTGGGATGTGGACGGCAACTGGATCGGGGATGCGACGGCGACGGACGCCAACATCACGAACACGGCCTGCGGCTCCACCCTCGCGGAGATCGCCGATGCGATGGCCCAGGGGCGGACCTATGCAAACGTTCACACCGTTGCCCATCCGGCGGGTGAGATCCGCGGCCAGATCCACTCAGACGGCGACAACGGCGACGGCAACGGCCACCACGAGGACGATTAAGGCCGCGCCACGAACGATAATCGAATAAATGCGAGGCGACCGCCGTGTTTTCTACGCGGCGGTCGCCTTCACACGGAATGGCCGCCCGCTATAATCAGGGCTCAATGAGCCAACCATCGGTCGTCGCCCAAGGGTACGACGCCGTCTACGAGGTGATGCCGCGCAGCCCTACCTTCCTCAGCCTCTGGAAGGAGCACGCAGCGGGCCAGGACTATCCCGATGCCTTCTCTCACATTAGCTTCATCACGCTTGAGGACCTCCGGCACTTGGCCGGCGCACTGCGGCTCTCCGAGGGGTCGACGTTCGCGGACCTCGCCTGCGGGATGGGCGGGCCGGGACTATGGGTCGCGCGGGAAACGGGCGCTCGGCTTGTGGGTGTTGACTTCTCCAGAGTAGCGGTCGCACGGGCGGCCGAGCGGGCAGAGGCCGCAGGGCTGAACTCGGTTGCGTGGTTTCAGTCCGGCAGCTTCGCGGAGACCGGCCTGAAGACCGCGTCGATGGATGCTGCGATGAGCGTCGACGCCCTACAGTACGCCCCCGACAAGCGCGCCGCGATCCGCGAGTTCGCCCGCCTCGTGCGACCCGGTGGCAGGCTGGCGTTCTTCGCGTTCGAGCTGGACCCGGAACGCAGCCGCGACCTTCCGATTATCGGCGAGGACCCCGTGGACGACTACCGCCCGCTCCTCGAGGAGGCGAGCTTTCGAGTGCTCACCTACGAACAGACTCCGCACTGGCACCAGCGGCTTCTCGCGGCCTACGCCGGGGTTATCGAGGCCCAACAGGCACTGCGCCGGGAGATGGGTGAAGTTGCAACAGCAGCGATGCTGAGCGAAATGACGGTGACGCTGCAGCGGGAGATCTATCGCGGACGAGTCTTCGCCCTAGCCGAGCGGCGATAGAACTAGGGCGGCCCCGTGACCGCCGTCTGGTCCGAACGGCGCCGCCGGCGCGTACAAACGGCGCGCGGACGGCGTTGCCGCCTACGCGAGGTCGCACTCTTGCGCCGGCACTTGACAATAACTCGCGGCCAGCGCAAACTCTGCTTCATCGAACGAGTCATACCCTAGTCAGGGCTATCGAAGGGGAGAAAAAGATGCCATCAACACTGTTGACGGTGACCGTATTCGCAGCGGGCGCGGGCCTGCTTCTGGCGATTTTCGCTCTCGGCGGCCCCAATGCCGCCTCTGCGGCTGATCCCACTTGCTCCGGCACTCTCGACGTCGCCGTTCACGGCCAGCACATTGTAGGCGATTACGTCACCGGCATTGGGAGCGCTGACATTGACTGGCCGCCGTCGGGCGGCGTAGTCGGTCAGGCGGTCGCGGGACAAGGAGCAGCCATCCCCGGCGGTCCCGGCCCCGGGTTCCATTTCCCGAATGGATTCGCTCCGGGGGCTTCATTCTGTCTTTCACAATCCCAGTCGCCTGGCTTCCACCCCGGACCATAACGGAGCATTCATCGAGCGCGTCACTGCGCCGAGATGCTCCTACGGCCCCGTAACCGTGGCCTGATCGACGGTCGGCGTGGCCGGCGCATAGAGGCGCCGCGCGCGGACGGCGTCACGCCGGCCGTAGCGGGCAAGCGCCCGCTGGAATTCCGCGAGGCGCTCCTGGCCCCAGAGGAGATACTCGCGCCAGACGTCGCGGCCGCCGACGTTCACGCGGTTGGTCGAGAAGCTCGCCCACTCGAGGGCGGCGTATGCGGCTGCGCCGCCGGCGATGACGTCCTCGAAGCGCGCGGGCACGGTCGAGCCGCTGCCGTCGATCGTGTGGAGCTTCGTCCAGAAGACGTTCACGCTTTCGGCCGCTGCCGGCATGCGGTCGGTGAGCAGCGTGAGTGTCGAGAGCCAGACCGAGAAGCGGACGTACGAGGGCGGATACTCGCCGGCCGGGTACTCGACGGCCTCAATGGCGACGAGGTCGGTCAGCGCCGCGATCGATAGCTCGCGGCTGCCCGCCGTCGTCGTCAGAGTCGTCTTCGCCTCCAGCGGGACGGCGAGGCTGAACTCGCGCGCAGTGCGTTGAATGTGGCGGTCGAGTTCGCCGTCCGTCCAGCGATAGTTGGCGGAGTCTTCGTCGTGGAGGTCCTTACGCAGGCGCGTGCGAATGTCTGCGATGGTGGTCATGGTTTAACCTCCCTATCCTGAACCCGCGATCGCTCGCGCGGAAATAGAGAAAACTGGGGGACACCCCCAAACCCCCGGCCTGGCGGCGCCGTTGTTGCGGGGACGCCGGGTCTGTGCTGGGCGGGGCGTAGGGGCGCAGCACACGCGACCGCGGTCTGCCCACTTGATTCCGCACGGCGTTTCATGCGGACCCTTGCTCATGCGACATGTGTGCTGCCCCCCTACCTCCCTCTGGGCTTGTGGGACACGCCCCGCACTGCTCGCGCGGGTCACGAAACCAGCTCCAGCAGCCGCGCCTTCTCGGCGGCGGCCGCCGCGTTCAGGTCCGCTTCCGCCTGGCGCTGCGATTGCTCAGTGAGCGCCGCAACCGCGGCCGCAAGGTCGCGGCCGATCGCCATCTCGCGGACGTGGAGCTGGAGCCAAGCGTCTAGCGTGAGGCTACTCTGGTTCCGGGCGTTGTACTCGGCGACGATGATGGCGAGGCGGCGCTCGCATTCGGCGCTAAGGTCGATCGTGTGGTTTGCCATCGTTCATCCTTTCGTGGATCGCCCGGTGTACCTCCAGGCCGCCACAGCCCGGGCGGGGCTCCTCGCAGCTACAGCCGCGCAAGAAACGGCACTACGCCGGCAGCTGTCCCCTGCGGGAAGGAAGATTACGCCGGTGCCGCAGCATTCATCGCATAGCCGATAGCCGTCCGCTTCCAGCCTTCTCATTTCTCACTTCCCTCTCTCATTTCGCTCGTCATGCCGCCGCAATCGTAGTGACCGTGCCGCTGCTGCCACGCCACTTCAGCGCGCCCGCCTCGGCGTAAAGCACGCCCCCGCCGCTCGGGTTCGAGTTCGGCGCCGTGGCCGCGTTGGCGATGCCCAGCACCCTGCTGCCGCCGCCCATGCTCGGCGTGGTCCCAAACAGGTACAAGGATGGCTGGTGGATGCTTGGGTCCTGTGTCGTGCCCAGCACCCGCACGCCGCGATTTGTTCCCGCCCCGCTCTGCGCCTCTACATCGATGCCGATGGCCTCGCTGACGAAGCCTCCTCCCTGATTGCGCACCCGTAGCCCTCGGTGCGTCGTGATTAAGCTCGAAGCGTCCCCCGTCGGCGTGGTCGCGTCGAAGTCCGCCGTATCCGTAGCTGTGATCGCGACACCGCCGGACCCGGCGACAACTCCGCCCCGCACGCCGGCCAGTGTTGTCAGCACCCCGGTCCCGATCGCGTCTTGCAACGTCGCCACGCTCGCCAGCCCGTAGAAATTTGTGAGGTTGTACCCCGCGAGGTCATAAGTGCCCACGAAGGCGAAGCCGTGACGCGTGTTGCCGGCCGCCGCCTGGACGCCCGTCAGATCGATCTGGAGAACCGTCGATGTGCCTGTGCCGAGGTTCGGCCACACGGAAAGTTGTGCGCGTGGTGACGAGCTTGACGTTGGCGGGGCGTTCCCCACGCCCAGCCGGCCGTCGATCCGGGTATCGCCCGTCAACTGGATGTGCGGCGTCGCCGTCTGCAACAAGCCTCGTAGGACGGCTTGGACCGTCAACCGGATCTTGTCCTCGTTCGGCGCGTTTTCCGTGTCGATCCAGGTGTTGTTGTCCGCGTCCTGGAGGCGAGAGCCCGCCGACACGCCGGAAGGGATCGCCCCGTGTACCGTCACGACCACGCTGTCTTCGGGGTTGTCGTCCGTGAACAGAAGCACGGCGCACTCGCGACCCGGGACTACGGCGGGCGGCGGGATGTTCGTCGCCACGCGAATGTCGTTCAGCCAAACAGATAGCGAGCCGGCCATCTGCACAGTCGCCCTGTGGGCAGCGGGGTTGTAGGCCTTGACTGTCGCGCGTTTGAGGGTGGTCATGTGGTGTCTCTGTCGGGGCGTATGGGGCGAGGCAACCGGATGTCTCGTGCACGGTGCGTCCGCCTGAATCGAACGGCCTGTCCGATAACCGAACTAACGGTTGCCTCGCCCCTACATTTGCCCTCCGCCTACGGCCGTACTCTCGTAGGGCGGCGCCGCGCCAACCGTTCGTCCTGAGCCTGTCGAAGGATGAACAGCGCCAGCATCCATTCCATTCCCATTACGGCCTCACTCCCGTAAGCCTTGCCAGCTTCAGCGCGTTGAACAGCGCCAGCGACGTGTACCACTTGATGCGCGTGCGCGTGGCGTCCTTCGTCTCCAGGCTGCCGACGCGCTCGATCTGGAGCGAGCCCGGCGCCGTCAGGCCGGAGAGCGCGCCCTCGCCCATCTGGAAGGCATACACCGTCGAGCAGTCGGTGCTCGTCCCAACCGTCTGGTTGTCGGCGATGTAGTCGGAGACGCCGATCGGGATGCCATCGTAGAACTGGAGCATCTGACCGAACTCGTCGCGGTCCGTCTCGAGCAGCGAGCCCGAGTTGCGCGCCAGCTTCGTGACGATGCGGCGCGACCGGCGGCTCATCAGCAGTAGCTCCGGCTTGCCGCCCTTCACCTGGTCGACCAGCTCGTCGAGCTTGTCGAGCGTGAGCGAGCCGCCGTTGACGCCCATCGAGATGCTCTGGGCGGGGTCCGTCAGCTTGTCGAGGCCGTCGAACGCCTTGGCGTTGACCGCGACGTCACCGGTGATGAACGTCTGCTCGAAGAGCTGGCGGACCGCCTTCGCCTTGAGCTGGACGACCGCCGCCTCCAGGTCCTGGAGATTCGAGCGCGTCGCCAGCAAGAAGTTGTCGATGTCCGCGTCGCCGCCCATGATCTTGAGCGTGACGGTGAGCTGCGTGAACGTCGGCGTCGACTCCGTCCAGGTGTCGCCCACGTCGAAGAACGAGGCCGTCGGCGCGGCGTTCTCCCGGTTATACGTGAGACCGTTTCCCACGATCTCGATGAATGGGACGCGCTGGAGCACCGGCGAGTCCTTGATGATGGTCTCGACGACGCCTGTGAGCAAGACGTCATTCGAAAGCTTGGCCGCCTCGGCCAATGTCAGAGCCATTTCTTCCTCCTTTCACCACTTCCACCTTGGCTCCGGTTGGTTGCTGAACGGGGGACGGCAGACGTTTCCACCACAAACCGCCGCCACGAACCACCGGTCTGCCGTCCCTTGCCCTCGGCCTTGTTGGCTTAAGAATAGAACAAATGTTCTCTAAATGGGAAGAGG